TCGTTGACATCCCACTTGCGATTATGTCTCCCAAGACTAGGGAGTATGCCCATGACTTTCTCCGCAAGGAGGATGTCAAGAAGCTTATCGCTGAGAACGGCAGCCCAATCTCTGATCCCAAGGATGCCAAAGGTAACGAAATTAAAATCATTGGGTTTAGCGAACAGCTCGGGATGAAGGACGGCCTGTCTGACTTCGCCCGTCTCCCGTTCAGTTACTTCGACAAGATCAGCAAAGAGAAGCCTGAGCTTATGGCTAATCTCTGCTGGGCTTTCAAGAACATGGCATACGCCCTGAAGCTTAAGGGCGGTGAGAAACTGACGGCTGAGGAAGTTCATGAAGTCGCTCATGAAGAACTGAAGCCTGTTAAGAAGTCCCTCTTCCCCCAGAAGAGGGTAGCCTAAGCCCATAGGCACTGGACCGTCATCCAGTGGAGCGCGTGAAGAGTCTGTGTCTATACGCGCTCGGGGTGGTGGCTACGGCGGATCGAGGGAACCACCACCCTTCCTTCTTCCCTCGCAATGGAGAAACCATGTTTAGCTTTGCACGAAAAACTGTAAAGCCGGAACCGGAACCGGCTGTTAACATCATCCGACCGGATATTACCCCTGACATGTGGAGACTCGGCCAGTTTAAGTGGCAGCATCTTTTCGTGACTGGGGATGAAAACGAACGTGATCTCGCAGCTGAGGCCAGCTTCGCATGTATGCCAGATCATCCTACGTGCTACACAGAAGACAAGTATACTCTTTGGAAGAAAGACTTGGGAATGGAATCGCATCCCATCCTTCTCCCCAAGACTTATCGACCTACTGGATTTGTGAAGTGGCCTGTTGAGCCAGCTCGTGTCCGGGGTGAGTTGTGGAAAATTCATCCCGAACAGTTTATTTTGCTTGACAGTTATAAGCAAAATGGTATACAGTTCAGGCGTCAGAGGGTGCAAGTCATCCTCCCTGCCGCCCCTGTCGGCTGGCGATCCAAGGCTTATCCGATCGTCGGAGACTTCACCATTCATGGCGTAACTCCTGCGTGGACGTACGTGGGTATCGCCCAATACTGGGACCCTCAGATCGGCGGTATCTTCGCCAGCGCACAGCTAGAGCTGCGCCAAGGCAATAGGAAGTATGCTAAGGACTACTACGAGTTTGAAGTACCCCAAAGGTAAGAACGAGCTTTACCAGAAAGCTTATCAAATATTTTATCAGGCGCGTCATAGAGCCTTGGAACATAATCTAGAATTTGATCTAGACGTGCCATGGATTTATGACCGCTTGATAGAAAAGGGTGGCATTTATGCACCCTGATAGTAAACTTATTGGACGAGAACGGTGCCCCAAGTGCGCTGAAGCTGGTAAAGACAACAACGAAGATAACTTAGCTGTTTATAATGACAACCATAAATACTGTTATGCTTGTGGATATTTTGAAGGCAGAATGCACGTAGAAGATAGTTGTAGTTTTGAATATTTAGCAACAAGAGGAATTGCAAAGGAAACTTTTGCTTTCTATGAAGTTAAAACTAAATTGGACAGCGAAGGAAAGCCGATAGAAATAGGTTTTCCGTATCCTAATGGCAGCTATAAAATTAGGCAATTGAACGAAAAGTCCTTCTATTCTAAAGGAGACATGTCTAAAGCAGGTCTTTTTGGAAGGAACAAGTTCGGCCCCGGTAGTGCCCGGTCCGTCACCATCACCGAAGGAGAGCTAGATGCTCTTAGCTTGTATCAGGTTCTTAAGTCGCCTGTTGTCAGTGTACGTAGTAGTGGCAGCGCTAAGCTGGATGCATCAATTGACCGATCCTACCTCAACTCATTTGAACGCATTTACCTCGCGTTTGACGGAGATGAACCGGGCCGGGCTGCAGCAGCTGAAGTCGCTCGCCTCTTCGACTATACAAAGGTTTACGACGTACGCTTTCCCGGCGGACTCCGAAAAGATGCAAACGATTACCTCCAAGCCGGAGAAGACTCAGAATTAAGGCAGATGTGGTGGGGAGCTAAGAAATTTCTGCCTGACAATCTAATCTCGTCTCTCTCAGAGTTCGAGAAGGAATTACTAAAACCCGTCAAATACGGCGTATCCTATCCATTCCCTACATTGAATAATATGACATACGGAATGAGGACAGGCGAAGTCGTATTGCTGACTGCTCAAGAAGGAGTCGGCAAGACGGAGGTAATGCATACCATCCTTCACCATCTACTAAAGGAGACTACAGATGCCGTTGGCGCGATCTTCATTGAAGAGTCAAAGCAACGCCTACTACAAGCGTTGGCAGGAATTGAACTCCAACGCCCAGTCCACCTTCCAGACAGCGGTTGTCAACCTAGCGAGACAGTCGCTGCTCTCAAGCAAGTGGTGCCTACCGACGATCGTTTGTACGTCTATAATCATTTTGGTTCTGACAGTGCAGACAGTATCCTTGACACAATTCGGTTTCTCGTTACTGCCCGTGGCTGTCGCTGGATTTTCTTTGACCTTATTTCTCTGGCCGTTACTGGTCTTGGCGGAGACCGTGAGAGAGAAGCTCTCGAATACCTCTCAGCAAGACTAGAGTTGATGACTCAGGAGTTAGACTTTGGTCTGATTGTGGTCAGTCACGTCAACGACAACGGTCAGACCAGAGGCTCGCGTATGATTGCCAAGAACTGCCACGTCCGTGTCGATCTCGATAGAGACGTGTCAGCGCCTGACGAGCGGACGAGGTTGACTACTAAGTTGACAGTGACAAAGAACCGCCCGACCTCGATGACAGGTCCGGCTGGGCAGCTGTTATTTAACATGATTACACATACGTTGAGTGAAGATTTGGGTATGACCGACTCTCCATCCATTCAACCGGAGCATCACAATGAACTGGCTATCGAGCCTATCAGATGAAGACAAAAAGGAGATGTACGAAGACAGTTGCGCTGCTTATCAGGCTGGGACAATCGATTTCAAGGAATTTACTCTCACATTAGCGAAGTTAGGCTATAACGCCACGGACATTTACGAAGCAGAGAAGTTTTATCGTCCGTCACCGCCGGAGAATGAGGATGCAAATTAATCGCAACTACTACATCCTCGATCTTGAGACTGCCCCTATTAATTTAGTTCGGATTACATTTTTTACATTAACTGATTGGTTGTGTAAACGTCTTTCAGATAGATCAAAACCCTTAGATGAAGAATTCATGTTTTATGAATACCTTTGGCTTGATTACAGCAAAGCCCTAAAGGATAGAACATGATAGTGATGGGGAATGACTCACCGTATAAAGTGCAAGAAATAATCAAGAATTGGGAAACAACCCATGTTAGAAGCTACAATGAAGAAGGCAAGGAAGTCTCATCTCCTGCCTTCGAAGGAATTCAACAAATTGCTAGACGAAATCTCGACGGGGGCTTCAATCAAAGCCATCGCGAGACAAACCGGCAGAGCCCATAAGACAATCCGAAGGGTAATGAAAGAAATGCCGCTTTGGAGCCGTAGAATATAGAGGAACCCATGGCTGTAGAGAACATCAATCCCGAGAAGGAGCCGATACCTGCGTCATGGGTTCCTCGTGTCATCACCGGAGGTAAAGAACCTCCTGACGGTACATCAAATATTTGGTTAGACCGTTTACCACTCGGTGCTATGTTTATCGCAGTCCGCCGTGGTGAGTACAAAGCTTATCTTCATGAGATAGTATGGAAAGGTGAAGAATTTACTCTTCTAGAAGTTACCTTTCCTGATGAAACAACTCAAGATTTGTATGTACACACCGCTAGTTTTTGTGTAGACTGGCATACATACGAATACTTAGGAACCAATCCCCCCGACAGAGGAGGAAACAATGAACGAGAATAACGTAATTCACATCGACCCTGCGACCTTCTACTGCATGCGGCAGTGTCGCGAGTCGATTAACAACCTCACCCGTCTCCGCAATCCGGTCTATGACCTTGAGATTAAAGGTGAACAGGAACTGTACCGTCACTTCATGAAGCAGACGTTGAGGATTGCTGCATGAAGATTTACAAAGTAGAACGTACCGACCACGCTGGGTACGATGATTACGATAGTTTTGTCTGTTTTGCAGACTCTCCTGAAGATGCTAAACGTCTTAGCCCGGATGACTTCCACGTGTGGAAGGATGACTGCTGGCAGATGCAACATCGTGACGGAAGTTACAGCAAAAGAGACATGAAGTATCACAGCTGGGTTATGCCGGACAAAATGAAGGTATCCGAAATTAACGCCGATTTTGCTGGCAAACCTGAAGTCATACTAGCGTCATATAACGCTGGATGAAATATGTAATCGACATCGAGTGCAATGCCCTTGAGAGACCCGACCGGATATGGTTAGTGGTCCTCAAGTGCATTGACACTGGTGAGTATTTAAAATTTTATGATTTAACAAAAAGAGAAGAAGAACGTGAAAGATTTATTAGGTTTATTCGCACATGGCACCAAGACGGCCATTTACTTATCGGGCACAATATTCTTGGTTATGATTGGCCTGTCCTCTGTACCCTCCTTGAACTGGATACCTCGGCTAGTCTGGGCGATGTTATTGACACACTCGTAATCAGTAAATTAGTTGATTACTCCAGAGACGGCCATAGTATTGAAGACTACGGCAAAGAGTTTGGGTTAGAGAAAGGAAAGTTCTCAGACTTTTCTAAGTACAGCCAAGAAATGGAGGACTACTGTGTCAGAGACGTCGATATCTGCCATAAGATATATTCTAAGTATTCTCGCTATATCAACAACCCTGACCATCGAAGCTCTATTGATCTTGAGCAATGGTTTCAGTTGGTTGTTAACAATCTGCACGATAACGGTTTTTGCTTTAACGCTACACGTGCTCGTTCCCTCTTACAAAAGGTGGAGCTGGAACTTTCCATTCTAGATAAGGATATCCTCGATGCCTTCCCTCCGAGACTTAAGCTCATACGTGAAATCCACCCGAAAGTTACATCCTATGGCACGCTTAACCGCACTGACTTTCGTTGGGTTACTGATGGCGACTTATCTGATTACAATGGCGGTCCTTTTTGTCGTTGTCACTGGAGTACATTCAATCCTTCTAGCCACAAGCAAATCATACAGGTCCTTAACGAAGCAGGTTGGTCCCCTGTAGATAAGACAAAGACACATATTGATGCGGTTAGAGCTAAAGACAAAGATAAGTTAAAAGAATTACAAAAGACTGGTTGGAAGGTTAATGAAACTAATCTTGACACATTGCCCCCCGGCGCTCCAAAACCATCCCGTCTACTCGCAAGACGCATATTGCTGGAAAGTAGACGACGAACTCTTACCGAATGGTTGGAGTTGGTACATACCGACGGACGGATACATGGGAGGTTTTACGGAATTGGTGCATGGACACATCGGATGTCACACCAAAATCCTAACACTGCGAACATACCCAACGAGTTTGACACAGCAGGTAAGAAGAAGCTGCTTGGTAAAGAACTACGAAGTCTTTGGTGTGCCCCTAAAGGCAGACTGTTAGTAGGCTGTGACGCTGAAGGTATTCAATTAAGGATATTCGCCCACTACATCAATGACAAGGAGTTCACAGATGCATTGGTTCGCGGAAAGAAGGAAGATAAGACCGATCCACATTCGCTTAACCAGAGAATTCTTGGTAGTGTTTGTAAATCTAGAGCTGCTGCGAAGAGATTCATTTACGCGCTCTTATTGGGGGCGGGACTGGGTAAGCTTTCTGAGATACTGGACTGCTCTCAAATCGAGACGGAAGAAGCTCTTGGTCGTCTCATGGGACGATACGAAGGGTGGGCAATCCTCAAAAGCACAGTTTTTCCTAAAGACGCTCGAAGAGGGTACTTCGTTGGGTTGGACGGTCGTAAGGTCAGAATACCCGGAGACAGCGATGGAACTAGACGTCATCTCGCTATGTCGGGCTATCTCCAATGTGGTGAAGCCGTTTGCATGAAGATGGCTACTAGGTATTTTTTTTCACTGTTACCACAATACGATGCTAAACTCGTTAACTTCGTCCATGACGAATGGCAGGTAGAGTGTGGAAAAAGCCTTGACAAAGCAGTTGAATTAGGGCATATTATGGCAGACAGTCTTAGGAAGGTCGGAGAAGACCTTAAGCTCAATTGCCCATTAGCAGGGAGCTTCTACAATGACGATCTCAAAGACTACACCATCGGAACCAATTGGAGTGTTACGCATTAAGCAAGCTTTTGACATCGTATTTAAACATGTTGCGGTTGTTATCGTTTGGGATATTGATGTAGAAAAGCCATCGTTTTACTATCAGTTTACAAAAGAAGAAGCCTATTATTTAGGTAGAACTAATACTTTAAATTATTTGAG